AATATAGACCATCAGTTAGTAACAAAAGCTTTATTAACTGCTTTTAGGCCTCAAAACGGAAATAAAACAAAAATATATTCTTATTATGTGCCATCATCAACAGATTATAATCCTATATCTTATTTTGACGGAAATTCATATTTTAAATTAAATAAAAAAAATGTAGCCGCCAAACTAAAATCTCTACGGCATTATGATAAAGAAATGAGAAAATATCCCCACACCAGAAGCTATGAAAATGTGCATAACCTTATTAAAGTTTGGGGCTCTGAAGTAGGTTTGTTATATTGTGAAAAATTTAAACTTATAAGAGAGGTTGTATGAAAATTTTATTTTTAGGATACAAAGGTTGCAAATTACATAAGCTGTTATCAACAAAATACGAAGTAAGGCAAACTGAGAACAAAATAACTTTTGACGATTATAAAGATGTTGATTATATTATTAGCTTTGGCTACAAACATATAATTAGTAAATCTATCATTGATTTGTTTAAAACAAATATAATAAATTTGCATATATCTTACCTACCTTATAACAAAGGGTATCATCCTAACTTTTGGTCTTTCAAAGATAAGACCCCAAAAGGAGTAACTATTCATTTGGTTGATGAAGGAATAGACACGGGGGACATTTTAATTCAAAAAAAAATTGACTTTTCCAAAAACGATGACACTTTATCTAAAACATACGATAAATTAATAGAAGAAATACAAAATTTATTCATTAATAATATAAATAAGATATTGAACGGCGATTTAAAACCTACAAAACAAAAAGAAAAGGGCACCTTTCATTACAAAAAAGATTTACAAAAATACAAACACATTTTAACTGAAAACTGGGACACAAAAATAAATAAATTATGAAAGAAAAAAGAACAGATTTGGAAATTATAGACGAAGTAGAAAATATCAGAACAAAAAATAATGTTAACTGGATGGATATTTTAAGACTTGCTTTTAAACACGCCCCCGAAGACGCAAGAACATTAATGGGCAGAGTTAACGAATATGATGGTAGGATTTCAGCACTATTAACAGAATTAGCTAACAATGGAAAATAAAAATATAAAAGATGTGTGCGTGGTGGTTCAAGCTAGACTTGGATCAGAAAGAGTTCCTGGTAAAATGATTAGGCCATTTGCCGAAACAACCTTGGTTGACTTGCTTTTTGAAAAACTAAAAAAATCAAAAGTAATAAGCAACGAAGATATATATTTTTCCGCTTACGAAGAAGAATTAAAACAAATAGGAAACAAACACGGAATCAAAATATTTGATAGATCCGAAAAATCAGCGATGTCTGAAGGCCAACCTTTGTCTGAGATATACGAATGGTACAATAAACTTCCTTACAAATATGTAGTTTTAGTTAGCGCCTGCAATCCTCTTTTAAAGATCGAAACAATTGACTCTTTTATTGAATCTTACATTAAGTCAAAAAAAGATGGTGGTTTTGCGGTTTTCGAAAAAAAGACTTATTACTGGGATAAGAAGCTTAATCCTATAACAGACTGGCAAGGATCAACCATAATGAACACAAAGTATGTTGAGCCAGTTTATGAAGCAGCTCACTGCTTATATGCAAGTCGTATGGATTGGATAGGTGAAGGTCTATGGATGGATAATAAGTCCCCAGCAGAGCCAGAACTATTTGTTATGGATGAATTAGAAGCTTTTGATATAGATTACGAATGGCAGTTTAAAATCGCAGAATTACTTTATAATAATTTATGATAGTTTACGTTGATATAGATCATACAATTTTCGATACAAATGGCATGGATTACGAAAGCTCACTACCAATGAATGACAGGATCGAAAAAATTAACAAACTTTATGACGAAGGCCACACAGTTATTTACTGGACAGCTCGAGGAACTAAAAGCAAAATTGATTATTACGATTTGACAAAAAACCAATTAGACAAATATGGAGTAAAATACCACGAACTTAAATTGAAAAAACCAGTCTATGATTTATTTATAGATGATAAAAACATTAACTCAGAAGAATATTTTAAATGAAAAAAGTAATTGTAACAGGAGTAACAGGTCAAGTCGGTTCTTATATGGCCGAGTTTTTATTAAAACATAAAGATGTAAAAGTTTATGGCGCTATCAGAAGATTAAGCGTCCCTAACCACAAACATATAGAAAAAATAAAAATGAATCCAGATTTTGAGCTTATTGAAATGGATCTGGGAGACGAACACAGCATCAATACCTGTATAGAAGAAATTAAACCCGATTACTTTATTAATTTCGCGGCTAATTCATTTGTTGGTTTAAGTTGGAAAATGCCAGTAAATCATTTTCAAAATAATACAATGGGTGTCTTACATCAATTAGAGGCTATTAGAAAGCATTGTCCAAAATGTCGTTACTATAACGCTGGCTCCTCTGAGGAGTTTGGTGATGTCGCTTATAGCCCACAAGACCTAAATCATCCGTCAAGACCAAGAAGTCCATACGGAGCCTCTAAAGTCTCGGCCAGGCAGATTGTGAAGGTATGGCGTGATTCTTATGATTTATTTGCTATCCAAGGATACCTATTTAATCACGAATCAGAAAGAAGAGGGGAAGAGTTTGTTACAAGAAAGATTACAATGAATGTAGCTAAAATTAAAAAAGCTTTAGATAAAGGTGAAAAACCAAAAGTATTTGAATTGGGCAACATAGACTCTCAAAGAGACTGGAGTCATGCCGAAGATTTTGTTAGAGCTGTTTGGTTAATGTTGATCGCTAAAAAACCTAAAGATTATTTATTAGCTTCTGGTGAAACTCATTCAGTGAGAGAGTTTGTTGAGAAAGCTTTTGAATACGCTGGAATCAAAACTCGCTGGCATGAAGAAGAAAACCCCTTGCACACTAAATTAATGCACCCAGAAACTGGTAGTATTTTAATGAAGATTAACAAAGCTTTCTACCGCCCAGCAGAAGTTGAGTTATTGCTTGGTGACCCAAGCGAAGCGAAAAAAGATTTGCACTGGGAAAATAGTGTTGACTTTTCTTTATTAGTTCGTAGGATGGTTAATCATGACATCGAAGAAATTAACGCCACATAGGAGAAAGCAACTAATTATTGAAAGATTAGTTGAAGTGCCCAAACTACAAAAAAAGTTTTTTTGGGCGGCTCAAATGAAAATGCTTAAAAATTTAGAGGAAAGATATTCTTTAGATTTCTTAGAAATTGTTACTTTTCCTAAAAAATATGATAGCCTGGCATACCTAGTGTCAGAGGCATTAAAAGAAACTATGGATAAAAAATGGAGAAATTTTAACTTTAAAGTTGACTTTTCAAAATACACCGTATATGATATATCTGAAAAATGTGGTAAAGATTACGAGTCCATATATAACAAACCCAAAAATACAAAAGATTTATTTAAATGAGTGATACAGATTCAGAAATACTAGAAAAGTTTCTTAAAGCTAAGAAAGACGACCATTATAACTTTGAGAAATCAGTTGATTATAAAGCGTCAAGCGGTTCATTACAGCTTGATTTAAACCTAAACGGTGGATTTGGCCCAGGCCTCCACAGATTTGTTGGCATGAACGAAGGTGGCAAAACAAGCGCCGCTTTGGAAGTTATGAAAAATATGCTTAACACCCAAAATGATGCAAAAGGCTTTTACATTAAAGCGGAAGGACGCCTTTCAAACGAAATGGTAGCTAGATCTGGTATTAAGTTTGTATACGATGCAAAAGAATGGGTAACAGGTACTTGCTTCGTATTTGAAAGCAATATATATGAGGTTGTAGTTGATGCAATCAAAACAATGGTAGAGCAAAACGAAGAGGAACACAAATATTGCTTCATCTTAGACTCTGTAGATGGTTTAATTTCTAAACAAGATATAGACAAATCCTTTTATGATTCCAATAAAGTCGCTGGTGGCGCAGTCATCGCAGCTAACTTTATGAAGAGAATGTCCATATCTCTTGCAAAAAGGGGCCATATGGCCATTTTCATTAGCCAAGTAAGGGCAGACATCAAACTAGACCCATACACGAAGGCTCCGATACGTCAGACGTCAGCAACGGGCGGTAATGCTTTATTGCACTTTGCTAATTACATTATAGAGTTTGAACCAAGGTTTAAATCAGACTTAATACTACAAAATGCGTCAATTAAACAGCCAGATCCCAAAACTAACCCCATTATCGGTCATTGGGCAAAAGCCACAATCAAAAAATCACCTAACGAAAAAACTAATAACACGATTGCCTACCCAATTAGATACGGCAGAACTGGTGGAAAATCAGTTTGGGTCGAAAAAGAACTAGTGGATTTATTGTATATGTGGGAGTTTGTTACAAAAAAAGGCGCTTGGATAACAATTGAAGAAGAATTTCGCGAATTAGTGGAGGAATCCGCTCCAGATCTACCAGAAAAGATACAGGGAGAAGCTAATCTATTTAAATTAATCGAAGAAAACGAAGCTCTTTGCAGTTTCTTAATCGATTATTTCAAAAAAAATATAGCAGAACTAGTGTAATGTTATGAAGCCCTCAGTAGGGGTTATTTTTAAGTTATGGAAATACTAAAGAAAAACAAAATTAAAGTGGGACTTGTTGTCGCGGTAATCGCGGCTTTCTTCCTTTTTGGAAACAAAGCGGAAGCACAAGACCTCACTGAAACGGTAAAGTCATGGGATATTGACGTTCAAGTAGGTAACTACGAAAAACGTATTGACGGAGGACTTTACGGAGCGCAAGATGCAGACTATGTGAAAGCATCTTCTGAATTAGGAGTAATTGGTGGATTATCACTAATTGGTTCTGTTGAGCACGTTAACGCTGATGTTGAAGAGTTATATGGTACTATTGGTACTAATCTATCAACATTCATTGGTGATGTAGCTACAGAATTATACATTACTTCTATTGATGATGTAAATGCTTACGAGGTAGTAAGTTCTTACGATGTAAGCTTATTTGGCATTGATTCCGTTGTTTCATACACAATGGAAGAAAATGGTGCATCTACAGCAGACATTGCAGTAGGAACAGACTTAGACGTCACAGAGCATTTTGCATTTTCTGTTGGAGTAGAATATGGTCAATCATTTGAATATGATGTAGATTATACTTATACTTTAGCCACAATTGGTGTTCAAACAACTTTAGATCACCTTACAGTGTATGCTAATTTAAATTATCTAAACAATGATTTAAACACAGCTCAAGGCACTGACGGAGAGTGGAAATCCACTACCGACTTTGGGGTAGCCCTCAATTTCTAATGTTAACCTAAAGAGCCCTCACATCTGTGGGGGCTTTTTTTTATGAAATTTATAACTTTATACGGCAAAGAAAAACCTATTAGAAACCCTCATAGGTATAAAATTAAATGGAATGGCAAATGCCGTAGTAAATTCCAAAAAAACGTTAGGTCTTATTTATACAAGCATTGGCGCTATGACGCTGTATACGAGGAGTTTAAGGTTGCGGGCACACAACTTAGCTTAGACTTCTATAATCACACTAAAAAGATCGCTATAGAAGTTCAAGGTGCCCAACATCTTAAATTTGTTAAGCATTTTCACAAAACTAGGGCTAATTTTGTACGCCAAATAAGAAGAGACGACAAAAAAATGGATTTTTGCGAGTTAAATGATATTGAATTAATCCAAATTTATCCAGATGACGAATTGTCTGAAGAATATTTTGAAAAGATTTTAGGTTAAGTGTAAATACAGATATGAGCAAACCAAAATTTAAAAGATTTGATGTGCCACAAAAAGTATTAGACCAATTATATGAATTGACTGGAGGGTCTGGAGCTTATAAAGGCTTTATAATAGCCTATTCTTCAGAAAAAGGAGAACCGATAGTCCATACAAAATGCGACAGTCAAGTTACAGAGTACGGTTTGCATAAAGCTTTAGAGTCTTACATATCGGATTACGATCAGTCTACATTCCCATTAGAGGAAGAATAAAAGAAAATACTTGACTTTTAACTATTATCCCACACTATGGGGTATACATGATTTATAGTTACGAAATTGAAAAGCAGGTTTTAGCGGCCTTTTTGCAAAAACCAAAGATATTTATTAATTATCTAAATGTCTTAAATCAGAAAGACTTCTACGATAAAAACTCATTGTTACATAAAACTTTGTTTCTAATCTTAAGCAAGTCTTTGGAAAAGAACGAAAACATTGATGATGTGATTATTGTTCAAAGGATTCAAGATCTTGGGATTAAGTTCGAGGAAGATATAAACATCCTAGATTATGTTAGGTCTTTATCAATGAGGAAAATACATTCCGACGACAAGATAGAAAGCTCTATAAAAGAGCTTAAAAAACTAAGCGTTAGAAGAGAAATATCTGCTACTGGTCAAAAAATCACAGAGCAAATGAAATCATTGAATACGGACGTGCCATATTTAGAAATAATTGAATTAGCAGACAAAACTTATAATGATCAGATTAATCTTTTTGAAGTGGGGGATGATGTCCCACAAAATATTTATGACGAGATGGAGAGTTTCATCGAAGACAGAGGTAACAACCCAGTTGAAGAATTTGGCATGTTTGGCCCTCATGAAAAAATTAATGACATATATGGCTCTCTTCTTAGGCCAGGCAACATAACTGTTATAGTGGCTCGCTCTGGTGTTGGTAAAACACAATTTTGCATGGACTATGCAACAAAAGTTGCGTTAAAATACGATGTGCCTGTATTACATTTTGATAATGGAGAGATGAGCAAAGAAGAGTTGATTATTAGACAGTGCGCGGCAATATCGGGAGTAGCTTCCCATCTATTAGAAAGCGGCAAATGGAGACAAGCTGGAGATGACGTTGTAAAGAAAGTGCGTTCTGTTTGGTCTAAAATAAGTAAACTTAAATTTTATTATTATAATGTCGGGGGAATGGATGTAGATTCAATGATCAACACTCTTAAAAGATTTTACTTTTCACAAGTCGGTCGCGGCAACAAGATGATTTTCTCTTTTGATTATATTAAAACATCTTCAGATGGAATAAGTGGAAACAAAAACGAGTGGCAGTTGGTTGGTGAAATGGTAGATAAGTTTAAAAAATGTATTCAAAAAGAAATACTAGAAGATGGCGCTCCAGTTATACCAATGATAACGTCTGTTCAATCAAATCGTAGTGGCATCACAACAAACAGAAATGCGCAAAACATTGTTGACGATGAATCTATCGTTTCTTTATCAGATAGAATCACCCAATTCTGTTCTCATATGTTTATCTTGCGTCAAAAAACTACAGATGAGATTGCTGACGATGGATCTTCCTTTGGTACTCATAAATTAATAAACGTAAAGTCTAGACATTTAGGTAAAGATATTGCAGGTGCAGTTGAACCAGTTCAAGTAGACGATAATTTACGAAAGAATTTTATCAACTTGCATTTTAAAAACTTCAACATCACTGAATGCGGAGACTTAAGAGATATCGTCTCTTTTAGAAACTCTGGCGGAGATTTAATTAACACACAATCAGATTTGCCTTCTTTTGATGACCTATAAGGATACATTAGAAAAATTGGGATACCAATTACAAGATTGTGGTTCTCATTGGAGAACTAGAGCTGTATATAGAAGTGGAAAAAACAAAACCGCTATTATAATATATAAAGACTCTGGAGTTTGGAAAGATTTTGGTTTAGACGATCAAGCTAAACCTTTTTCAGCTTTGGTTAGAGAAACATTAAAAACTGATAATCCAAAAGTTCTTGCAGAATATTTAAATTCTTTGCCACAAGAGGTTAATAGTGAACCTAAAATAGAAAAAATAGAAATGGAAAAAATATACCCCGAATCTTATTTGGATAAATTATTGCCAATTAGAAATTTCTATGAAAAAAAGAATATATCTAGCGATACTCAGAAAAAGTTTAAATGTGGGTACGCAGGTAGTGGTAAAATGTACCGCAGGATGGTTTTCCCAATTTACAATTTAAACGGCCAAATACACGGCTTTTCTGGACGTACAGTGTTAGAGGGAGATGGCATACCCAAATGGAAACACATGGGAAGAAAAACAGATTGGATATTTCCAAATCACCTTATAGAAACAGACAAAGAAGTTATTATAGTAGAAAGTATAGGCGACTGTTTAGCTTTACATGAAGCTGGCTTTCATAATGTATTAGTGGCTTTCGGTTTAGACGCATCTTCTAAGCTCATCTCTTTTATAAATAGTTTTAATCTAGAGCGTGTCATTATATCAATGAACAACGACCAAGAGAAACAAATGAACTCTGGTGGCCAAGCTACCATTAAAACTGCAGCAAAATTAGCTCAAATATACGATTTAAATCAAATATGCATTAATCCGCCCCTCATGAATGATTTCGGCGACATGTTGGAATCAAATTCTTCTAATATTAATATCTTCTCAGATTGGTATAAGAGAAAATGTAAGTGGAATTTGGGAGACAAAAAAACCCAAGATTGGATAGTTAATCAAATTAAGACAAACAAGGTTCTGCTCAAGAACGGTAATTGTAAAAAACTTTTAAAAATTTTAGATGGAAGTTAAATTATCAGCAAGTCGTATAAAAACAGCTCAATCTTGCAGTTGGTTATATTGGTCAAAATATAAATTAAAGTTGCCAGAGCGAGGCAATGACGGCGCCAGAAGAGGTACCGTGTGCCATAATGTTTTTGAGCATTTATCTAAACAAAAAACCAAAAATCAATTTAACAAAATAGTTAAAGCTAAAGATCCGTTTGCATCGAAGGCTGTTGAAGATTTAATTATGTCTGATGCTACTGAACTTGGAGTCACGGACGAGGATAATATGAACCTTATCAAACAAATGATTCTCAATGGTTTGAGTTGTAATTTTCACGGAGAAGATTTGGGTGTCCCAGATGAAGCTCATGCAGAATTAGATTTTGATATAGAAAAAAATGGTTACCACATTCGTGGGTTTATTGACCAACTGTTTTTATACAAAGAAAAAAAAATCGCTATCATAAGAGATTACAAAACAAGCAAGAAGATGTTTGAGGGTAAAGAAAAAGATGATAACCTTCAAGACTACATGTACTGTTTAGCTGTAAAACATTTATTCCCAGAATATGTAAACAGAAATGCAGAATTTTTGTTTTTAAAGTTTGATCTAAAGAAAAAAGGCTTAATGAAAATGAAGCCACTAGACGAGGATGATTTAGAAGGCTTTGAAATGCAGTTAGAAAATATACAAAACTATTTAGAAAATTTTAGCGAGTCTGATGCTAAAAGCAGTTTTGCATATGACAAAGGTTTTCCAGACGATGGAACATTTAGCGGCAAATTGCAGTGTGGGTTTGCCAAAGAAAAAAATCAACTCAAGAAAGACGGAACAAAAATGTGGCATTGTCCGTTTAAGTTTGATTTTTTTTATGTAGAAGTGTTAAACCACCTAGGAGAACACATAATGTCATCCTTTCAAGATGATTTTGATAAAAGTATTGTTCCAGAAGGCGGTAGCCATTCAATTAAATATTATAAAGGTTGTCCAAAACACTTGACAAATTAAAATTATCACCTATATTGGTGACATGATACCATTCTTTAAAACACATGCATCTATCGGTAAAAGCATTTTACGCATAGATGATGTCTACGAACTAACAAAAGACTTTGATGAAGTTTATTTCATTGAAGACAGTATGACAGGCTTTCCAGAAGCGTTTAGGAAATTTGGAGATAGGTTGCGGTTTGGTTTAAGATTTTCCATGTACAACGAAGATGGAAACCAAGAATCTGAAAGTAAAATGATTGCATTCGCCAATGGAGATGCGGGGGCAAAAGAATTATATAGGTTATTCACAGAGCAGTCTGACATTAAAATTTCAAAACCTTGGGACTTTACTAAAGAGTTACAGTATATAGTGCCTTTTTACGATTCTTTTTTACACAAGAATTTAACGACCTTTTCTAACTGTGTTATTGATTTGCCGTTTGATGTTCCTTTTATGCTTGAGGATAACAATCTACCGTTCGATTGTTTAATCGGAGATAAAATATTAAGCTATTGCAAAAACAATCCAAATCAGCATTTTTATGGTAAGTCAATATACTACGAAAACAAAGAAGATGTTTTGGCTTTTCAGACTTATAAATTAATTTGTAACCGCAGGATAGGTAGAACTTACGATCTATCAAACCCTGGACTAGATCACTTTGGTAGTGATGAATTTTGCTTTGAATCATGGAAGACTTACTCAGATACAACTTTAAACAGCGCTATATAATTTTCGATACCGAAACAGAGGGGTTAAATTTAATCACCTCTAAACCTTGGCAAATAGCTTGGATTGAGTGTGAAGGCAAAAAGGTTATCAAGAAACATAATCGCTTTATTAAATGGGACGATCTAAACGTTTCACCAGATGCTGCTCGAGTCACTGGATTCGATAGGGCTTATTACGAATCTGTTGCAGAAGATCCAAAGGTTGTTTGGGCAGATTTTGAAAAAGTTTTGTATGGCAATAATATTATCCTTGGTCATAATATCCTTGGTTATGATATTTACATCTTGGGTATTTGGGCTAGAAAAATAGGTCAAAGATTAAATCACGAAAACTTTATTGGTCAACTTTTAGATACAAATATTTTGGCTAAAGCTATTGCGGAAGATAATAGAAAACCAGAAGATGATCTTCTTGCTTGGCAAATGCGATACTTAAATTTTAGAAGACGCGGTTTAAAAACAAATCAAAAACATCTATTACAACATTATAATATTGACTTTGACGAAAATAAACTCCATGATGCCTTATACGACATAGAAAAGAACTTTGATATTTTTCAAAAACAAATATGGGAATTAGAAATATGAATATAGATTTTACATCAAATTTTAACTCAATTATTATTGAAAGACCAGATCGCTTTATGCATTTAGTTCAGTGGGGTTCATTTGTCCTACCTCGTGAAATGCTCGCAGACATTGAACAAACCAATTTGTTTCAAACTGAAAACCTAAATAATTCTAATCTTACCTATAAAATTAATGAATCTGGAATCTTAATGTCTAGAGAGGGAGAGGTAGATTGGGCCTCTGAATCGCTTAATGGTGAAATAAAAATAAGCACAATCTCTAACAATATTATTATAGAGTTCGAAGCTACTTTTCAAAACGGTTCTTTAGCAAAAGCTAATTGTATCGAAGTTAAAAAAGTAAACATAAACATTAAAGAGCTACAAAGAAGACATGAATTTAATTTAAAAGAAGCTCTTTCGTCTCACGAATCAGACAAAGAATCTTTAATTGGAGACCAAAAGAATCAATCGAAAGAACAATCTAAGACTTTAAAGGAAATGCAAGATTCCTTAGAATCTGCCACAAACATCTTTAGAGAAAAGTTAGTATCTGCAAAATTAAAATTCGAGGAAGAGCAAAAACAAATAGAAGAAAAAGTATTTGAAGAAAAACAAAAACTAGCCGAAGAGAAAGAAGAAGCTTTAAAAGAGAAAGACAAAGCTCTAGAAGACCAAAAGCTAGAATTTGAAAAGCGAAAAAAAAAATATACCGACACTTTATCAAACTCATCGAAATGTATCAAGACGAATGAAGAAAGAATTGGTAAGCTCTCTGACACGATAGATCAACTATTGGGAGACATTGAGTTTATAGAAGAAAGAAAAGAGCACTTTAAAAAAGAGTTAGCTAAAGAAAAAGATATCAATTTAAAACTTTTAAGCGCTCAAAAGGATGATTCTAAATTTAAAGACTTAGAAATAAAATCCTTAAAAGCTAAATTTGAATCAGAAATTAATCAACTAAAAGTATTGGATAAATACAAAAGAGATAACGATTTCTCCACAAAAATAGTAGAGAAAAATTCACATCATCAAAAACACATAGAGGAAATTAAAAACAATTTTGAGACAGAGAAGAACAACCTAATCAAAAAGTTTGAAATTAAACTTGACAAAGAGAAAGAAAAGTATCATAAGGATACAGATATAGTAACAAAGAAAAAATCTATACTACAAAAAATCAAAGATGTCTTTAGCAAATTTAAAATCCTTTAAAACACCTATGCCAGTTGGCGTTAGACTACCAGAAATTGAGGTAGAACAACGCTTTTATGACGAGTTAAACATATCAAATACCTCGTCTAATTATGACTTGTTGCGTGAATTATGTTTGAAAGGTGTGCAACAAAGAGAAATATATAAGCTCAAGAACAAACAAGAGTATTACGATCGTGTGAAAATGGAATTAACCGTCTTGCAAGAGCTTGGTTTTATTGATTACATACTTCTAAATTGGGATATTCTTAATTTTTGTCACGAAAACGACATACCAACTGGCCCAGGTAGAGGCTCTGCCGCAGGTTCTTTGGTATTATATTTATTAAAAGTAACAAATATTGATCCAATTCAGTATAATCTCTTTTTTGAGCGATTTGTATCTAAGAGCAGAGCTAAAAAGACCATTGTTGACGATATAACGTACCTAGACGGCTCTTTGTTGGCTGACGTGGACAATGACATCAGTTACGATAGAAGAGCCGAGGTAATCAAATATATCGAAGATAAGCATAAAGGTAAAACATGTAAAATTTTAACTCTCAACACATTGAGTAGCAAATTGTGTGTAAAGGAGTGCGGTAAGATCGTAGGGGGTTTTTCAGAGGAAGATGTTAATGATATTAGCGCCTCTATTCCAAAGCAGTTCGGTAAGGTATTTAAGTTAAATAAAGCTTACGATGAAAGCGAAAAACTTAAAAAGTTTTGTGATGACAACCCAAAAGTATTTAAAATAGCCAGAAAACTAGAAGGATTAAATAAGAACACTGGCGTTCACCCATCGGGGATTGCGATTAGTTTCTATAATATCGACGAGGTAATGCCAATGCAAAAAACAAACGATGGCAATTATGTTTCGGGGTATGATATGAATGATGTGGCATCTTTGATGGTTAAGTTCGATATTTTAGGTCTAAGAACTTTATCTGTTGTTTATGATACACTTCAGCAATTAGGTAAAAAGGTAGAAACTATAGATGTCGAATCAACAGATATATATGAAAATTTCAAATTCATTGAGGCACCAAAAGGTCTCTTCCAGATTGAAGCGGACACAAACTTTAAGGCAGCTAGGAAAATTGCTCCCAGGAACCTTGAAGAACTGTCTGCTGTTGTCGCTATTGCTCGTCCTGGTGCTCTTGATTACTTAGACACGTACGCTAGCTATGTAAAGACTGGTGTTTTCAGTTCTGTGCATGAGTTCTTTGATGATATACTTTCGTATACTGGCGGGATACCTTTATACCAAGAGCAGTTAATGCAAATGGCTGTTAAAGTTGGTTTTACATTAGATGAAGCGGAACAACTAAGAAGGATTGTCGGCAAAAAGAAAGTAGATTTAATGCCAGCTTGGAAAGCTAAGATTGAAGAAAAAGTAGAAGAAAAAGATTTACCAAAACAGGTCGGTGACGTTTTATGGAAGGTGGCAGAAGATTCAGCTAATTATTCTTTTAATAAATCACACTCAATTAGCTACGCTACATTAGCTGCGATAACAACATACTTGAAATTTAATCATTCCAAAGAGTTCTTTTTATCACTGCTTAAAATGACAAAGCATGAACCAGATTCTCATGCAGAAATTTCTTTAATTAGCCAAGAGCTCTGTCTCTTTGATATGAAGCTTTTGCCACCAGATTTATCCAAGTCTGACGTTGAGTTTTCTATTGAGGATAAAAACATTCGTTATGGAATTAACAGTATAAAAGGTGTTTCTGAAAAAACATTAGAAAACTTAGTTGAGTTTAGAAAATCTGAATTACTGCAACAAACCAAATATGATGTTTTTGTTTCAGCTAAACAATCTGGTATCAATATTGGTATTGTATCTGGCTTAATACAAGGCGGAATGATGGACTCTTTCTGTAATTTTGTTGATGGTGTTCCAAACAGATGCCGTCTAGTCTTAGAGGCTCAAGCATTTAACCTTCTGACAGACAGAGAAAAAAGAAACTTTATTAGTTTAGGCGATAGACTTGATTACGACATTCTTAATTCTATTGCTTACGTTAAAAAAGAAAACTATCCAGGAGATGACTCTAAGCCACTAATGAAAGACTCTAGATTTAAAACTTTCAAAAGAGATTACGATAAGTACCGTCAAATTTATGACAAAAATAAAGAGCATTTAGTTTTCGCTAACTGGTACTTTGAACGCAAGTATTTGGGATATAGTCATTCTAATGAAATTAAAAAAGTTTTTAAAGAGACTAAAAACTTAGTAAACACATTGGAATTAAAGTCCGTTGATCTTAACGACCGTGTAAAGTTTGTCGGAGTTGTGACAGATTGTGTGTCAAGAAAAAGTAGGGCTGGAAACAAATATATGATGGTCGAAATACAGGATGATTATGGAAAAATTAAATTTATGATGGCCAATAACAGAAGATCTGCCGCGCTAGACATTTACTTAGAGAGAGGTGGTAAAAAACCTAAAGAAGGGCAGATTGTATTTATATATGGCAGTAAGGGTGATGATATAATATTCGGAGAAAAAATAAATATCCTGGACGAAAAAATCTATACAAGATTATCCGAAATAAAATGAGTGATTTTTCAAATTATAATTTAACACCTTCGGCTAAAAATGCTTTAGTGCAAGCTCAAGACATAGCGGAGGAGCATGGCCACTTAAAAGTGATAGACGTCCATTTGATTTATTCCGTGCTTTGTTTGAATCATGCCAATATTGATTTTTGCATGGAGTCTAATGGTCTTTTAAAGGAAGGTTTTTCTGAGTCTATACTTTTAGTATTGGAAAGATACAAAGAGCCAAAAAGAAAAAAGAAAATATTTGCTCCAGAAATATTCGACATTTTAGACGAAGCCCAAAAAACAGCAGATAAAAATGAAGATCAATTTATAGGAGTCGATCATATTTTTATATCTATATTACAAACAAGAAAAGAATTAAGAGCTTTCTTTATAGGTCTTGAAGTTGATGTTATAAAATTATGTGCGTCTCTTTTATACACAATTAAATACGGAATAGATTACTCCACACCTCCCCCTATTCCAAGCAACAATGTGCAAAATCAACAAAAACCAAAACAAGATATAGGTGATTGGTGCGAAAACATGAACAAAACCATCAAAGAACGTGGGACGTTTGAAATTTTTGGTAGAGAAAAAGAAATAAATAGAACTTTCGAAATTCTTTTAAGAAAAAACAAAAGCAATGTTATTTTAGTTGGAGAAGCTGGTGTTGGCAAAACTGCCATTGTGGAAGGGTTAACTGAAAATATACTACAAAAAAAATGCCCCAAATTCTTATTAAACAAAAAAATACTTTCTTTAGACATGACTTCTGTTTTAGCTGGCACAATGTATCGTGGTCAAATGGAAGAAAAGGTAAAATCCATAATAGATGAAATATCTAGTAGCGATGAATATGTTTTGTTTATTGATGAAATACACACGATTGTCGGAGCAGGAAATTCTGAGGGTGGTTTAGACTTAGCTAATAGCTTAAAACCAGTCCTATCTAGAGGTGGATTTGCTTGTATTGGGGCTACAACAAAAGATGAGTACGACAAATACTTTAAAACAGACTCTGCCCTAAATCGTCGTTTTGAAAAGATAGATGTGTTAGAGCCAAGCAAAGAAGAAACTTTAACTCTAATGAAAAAAGCTAAACTTTCATATGAAAAATTTCACAATATAAAATTCACTCCATCAATTATTAAAAAAGTTATTGACTTGTGTTCAGAATATTTACCTACTAAAAAATTCCCAGACAAAGCTTTTGATATTTTAGATGAAGCTGGGGCAAAAACAAAAATACAAAACATTAAAGAGGAAGAGGGTAAAAGGGTTGAGGCCGACACGATATATGAAATTTTTGCACAAAAACTAAATACAAGTATTGACAATGTAAAAACAAATACCAATATAAATGTAGGCAATAAAATAGGTTTTTAATTATGAGAAAAATAAATCGTATAGTAAATACAATGAAAAAAAGCGGAGGTCGTTTCTTCGGTCTTCGGACAAAAAGTGGAAATAGCTACAACGCTCAATTCGTCAAAGAGACCCCAAAGTATATCGTTATTCACGATAGAAATGCTGGTTGTCGACGAACATTTGCAAAAGCTAGTTTGACTGGCTTAAAAATGGGTACAGTTAGTATCTAATTACGAAGGTGGTAGAAATACCACCTTTTTTATTTATAATATACTTATGCTTGAAGAAGATTTAAATCCAAATGTAAATTTTTCTGAAATATTGAAAGGGCGTTTAATAACTAGCACTTTTGATTTTACCATGAGTGATGTAGAAAAATCTTTTCTAAAGGACATATTCGAGAAAAACCCCAAAATAAAACATGAATTTAAAAAAATAGATTCAATAGAGCTTTTAGACAGAAATTTCTTTTATGATATTTACAGGTTTAAATGCGAGGGGAAAGGATATTGTTTAAAACTTGGAGACAGACACGACAATTACATATTTAAAAGAGAGTATTCTTTTTTAGACAAAATCAAAGAAAAAAAAATATCGCCAAGACCCATATTGAATGGAAGGGGTAAAGATTATTCGTACTTAATTACCACCTATGAATTTAGCGAATCAATAAAACAATTAGGTATATCGTTTTTGATATCTAATATAAAACTTTTTTCTAAGACTTTAAAAGATATTCATGAATCTTCTAAGACGGAATCAAGCGAAAAAGAAATGTTCATTGATATGTATATTTCAATGGGGGCTTTCAATGAAATTTTAGATCAAAAACAATTAAATGCTTTAAGATCTTTTGGGAATTTTGAAAAATGTGAGCAGATACTAAAGGGACTAGAAGACACAATAAAGATTCAAGTTCCATCAATGGTAGAGCAGGATCCCTGCATATGCCACATGAACTTAACGGAATCAAATATACTGTATAGAGGTGGGTTATTTAAATTATGTAATTTTCATAAATCTTTTAATCTTAACCCGCTTTGGGATTTAGCAATGACCTCTTTAAATCTTGGGTTTAACAGTCACCCCAAATTAGAAGAAAAATTTATTAAGCATTACTCCAAAGAAAACATGCATCATATAAAAAACATCTTACCAGCATATAAAGACGTTTGTTATAAATTAATTTTGTATGAAATTATATGCGTTTACTTTTATAAAATAATCATTACAAAAGAAGATAGATCTCTTGAAAGTTTGTTCTTTGCGTATGAAACTATTAGGCCATTGATATTAAATGAATTTCCAATGTATACAAAGATATTAGACCCAATGTTCGGCGATTTTAATAAAATTTAATGAAATTATTTTTTGACCATATTTGTGGTAAACAAGCAGATACTGACTTCATACACACTTTAGTCAGTGCCACAGTAAATAAAGAAGAAGAACAAGAAGCTTTAGATAACGGCTGGTGCCCATCTAATATATGGTACAAACAAGATACAAATTTTGTTAAACAAAATAAAATCATTTGGTACCAAAGCAGACAAACTCGACTAGATTTAAGCAAGTACACGGAAACCAAGAACGAAAAAAAAGCTTGGAAAAAAATCGCCAAGGGGAATGTTAAAACAGAAATAACTACTGACCCAGATTTTAAAAAATTATATAAAATTTATAAAAACTATGTTTGTTATAAAAAATTTTCTTCAGTATTGTCTCAAGAAGAGTTTATTGAAGTTTACGAAAAAGGAAATCACGTTTTTTTAATTTATGGAGACGTCGCTTTCAGTGTCGTGCAAAAAGTAGGAAAAAGCTTATTAGCTTATCAATTTTGCTGGGGTTATGAAGATAAAGTATTAGGTTTAGGCAGATTTTCTACATATAAAGAAATAAGTTTAGCTAAAGACTTAGGCTTAAAATATTTATATCTTGGGCCAAGTTACGAAAGCCATGGAAGGTACAAAAGCTCATTTCCAGGATTTGAGTTTTGGACAGGTAGAAAATGGTGCTCTGATGAATCAAAATACTTTGACTTATTGGATCAAGATGAGAAAATAATTTCCGTTGAAGATTTAATTGGTTCTTACAATTCATTTTTTGATTCTTTTTCAGTATAATCTAAATCCTTAAACTCTGTCATAAAAGAGTTGTCGGTATACTTGACTCTCTTATTTTCTACACTGTAAAAATTTTGATCTATTTCGTACCCAGGATTTTTAGTTAAAGGCTCTTCTACCCAAGCGTCATCATGCCATACAATTCTATTGTTGGGGTATGCGTAAAAGTTTCCATTTTCCATTTTAAACATATGGGCGCATTTGTGTTCTGGATGTTCAGAAAAATTTGTATCTAAAATTGCTTTGTTTTCCCAGCCCCAATCTATTGTAAACATATATTCTCCCCATTCTCTTTTGTTTGAAGGGGTTATAAGGACACCTCTAAGACCTTTAAGTCTAGACCTCACCCCTACATCAACATAGGGCGAAAAACAGTCCCAGTACATAGCTTCTTCTAATGGTACTGGGTCACACTCTTTCCAACATAGCGCTGTAATCGGTCTTCTAGTCCAGTTCACTCCATTGTCTAAATAACACTCAAACAATGGCACTCTTTTTTCCATTGATGTAACTGAATGAACATCACACATTGTGTATTCTTCGTGTCCTTTTTTGTGGTTATATAAATATTCGTTTCTAATGAAACATGTAAATGTTGGTAAGTTGTGAGTTAAATAAGGCATATAAAATATATTAAATTTACTATAGAATTTTACACTTTTTGTTATATAATAATCCAAATGCAATACAATTTATATAAACCAAACGCCAAATCAACAGGTTGCGCTTTTTCTTTTAAAATCATCACAAAAGATAAAGAAGGCAATCCATCAAAGCCAACATTTTTAATTCAAGCGATTAAACAAGCCAGTTGGAATTCCAGTAAAAAAACAGGGTCTTTTAGTGCCAATGCCAAAGATCCAGAAAAAAATATTTATTGCAAAATCAATGAAAACGAAGTTGGCGCAATCATTGACGCTATTGAAAAGTATACAGATTGGTCAGCGTACCATACTTATAACGATGATAAAACAACAATGTCATTCAAACCGTACACAAAACCAAATGGCGCAGAAGCTTGGTCTTTTGGTGTGATTAAAAATTCCGCTTTAAAATTCGGCATAGGTATTGAAAAGGGCGAAGCCAGAACTTTTAAAACATTATTGGAATTATATTTAATTACATTATTTAGTTATGAATGTTTATGAAAACGATACTTTACCACTCAAATAACTCTAAAGCTTTTACTGGTTTTGGTAAGCATTGTAAAAATATTTTAAAATACCTACAAAAAACTGGTAAGTATAAAATAGTTGAATTTGCAAACGGCTCCAAATGGAACGACCCATCGAACCAATTCAAACCCTGGGAGTGCAAAGGTAGTTTACCAGACGATCCATCAGTTTTACAACAATTAAACAATGACCCAAACCGAGCTCGTGCGGCTGGTTATGGAGGTGAGATGGTAGATGAAGCTATTAAAAAATATAAACCAGATCTTTATATTGGGGTCGAAGATATATGGGGTTTTGGAGGTTATTGGGACAGACCTTGGTGGAATAATATAAATAATATGATTTGGACTACATTAGATAGTCAACCAATTTTGCCTCAAGCCTTAGAAGCTGCACCAAAAACAAAAAACTTTTTTACTTGGGCCTCTTTTGCAGAAAAAGATATGGCTAAAGAAGGTCATGATCATGTCAAAACATTGCATGGCACAGTCAACACCCAAGATTTTCATAGATTGTCAGACACTCAAAGATTTCAATTAAGAAATAAATTTGGCATATCCAATGATTATATTGTTGGTTTTGTATTTAGAAATCAACTTCGCAAAAGTGTTCCTAACTTATTAGATGGTTTTAAAACTTTTAAAAAAGACTGTAGGAACGCTAAATTACTTCTACACACTCATTGGTCAGAAGGTTGGGACATACCAAGATTAATAAAAGAAAAAGGTATAGACAACAAAGATGTGTTGACTACTTATTTCTGCACTGCTTGCAATCAATATGAAATCCGTCCATTTACTGGTCAAAAACAAACATGTGGTCATTGTGGAGCAAAGGAAACATTGAACACTACTAATGTTGGCGCTGGCGTTAGCGAAGAACAACTAAATGAAATCTATAATATGATGGATGTTTACTGTCATCCGTTTACAAGTGGAGGTATGGAAATACCAATCTTTGAAGCTAAATTAACGGAGCTAATTACTCTAGTAACAAATTATTCATGTGGTGAAGATTCTTGCACTTCTGAAAGCGGAGGACTTCCACTTGAGTGGGCTGAATACAGAGAACCTGGTACTCAATTTATTAAAGCTTCCACTTACGCATCTAGCATAGCCAAACAACTAAAAAAAGTTTGGCAAATGAAAAGAGACAAAATAAGAGAAATCGGCAAGAAAGCTCGAGAATTTACAATTAAAAATTATTCAATAGAATCTGTCGGCAAAAAACTAGAAAATATTATTGATAACATGCCAGATATTGAATATGATTATATTTTTGGTGATGATAAAAAAAACAAAGACTTAGAAGAACTATTAGATCCAGGCAGAAGATTGGCCGTTGTCATGCCAGAGTCCGCTGGTGATGTTTTGTGGATTAATAGTTTGATGGATAATACTAAAAAGCTTTATCCAGATCACGATATTTACGTATTCACTAAACAACATTTTTTTGATTACATTGAAGACCACCCACATGTTCACAAAGTATTACCTTATGCTCCAGAAATAGATAACTTGCATTTCTTGGAGGGTAAAAGTCTGCACAAAGGATATTTTGAAATGGCATTCTTGCCTCACTATGGAACTCAAAGATTTCATAATTACCACCATAATGGATTAGATAAAACTCAATTTGAATTATATGAAAATTAATATACCAGTTTCTGCAGGAGAATTAGTTGACAAGCTAACCATTCTTGACATAAAGATAGAAAACATTAAAGATAAAAATAAAATTTCTAATATAAAATACGAAAAAACGCATTTACAACACTTGTACGAACAAAAATGGTATCATAAGTTTGTTGATGTAGAGGCCTTACGCGACGTGCTTTATCAAATTAATAGGGGCTTGTGGGCGATAGAAGACGCCATAAGAATAAAAGAAAAAAACAAAGAGTTCGACGAAGAGTTTGTTAAATTAGCTAGAGATGTTTATAAAACTAACGACAAAAGATTCGAAACAAAAACAAAAATCAATAAACTTACCCAATCAGAAATAGTAGAAGAAAAATCATATGAGTCATATAATTGAAGTTTACGCAAAAGATCTTGGCGTTAAAGTAGGAAAGCCAACAATAACCGAGCACTTCTACCCAGGATTGCCAGAAAAATATATTACGATACATTCATCCAATAAAATGGTTGCATCGGATTATAAATATTGGGACATTGTGCTTTGGCTTGTGGACGATCATTTAAGTAAAAATAATATTAAAACGGTGCAAGTGGGAGGCCCTGACGACAAACCAATAAAAGGGATCGATGTAAATCTTATAGGTACCTCATTTAAACAAATGAATTATATCATAAATAATTCTTTAACACATGTCGGTTGTGATAGTTTGCCTGGGCATATAGCAAGTTCTTATGATATACCATCTGTAATTTTGCATTTTAATCTTTACAAAGAAAACTCAAAACCAATTTGGCATGAAAAAAATACATGCGTAAGCATAGAGCCAGACTTCAGTGAGAAAAAACCATCTTTTGGTTTAAATTGCTCGCGTATAAATGAAATTAAACCAGAGATTATAGCCCAATCAATTTTAGATCAATTAGATATTAAAGAAAAAATAGAATTCAAAACAGTAAGAATTGGGCGAGAGTTTCATAATGAATCAGTAGAAATTGTTCCTAACTTTTTTGGCGAATCCCAATCATTATTTCAACAAGCGATTAACTTGCGTGCTGATCTACACTTTGATTTAAATAACATCATTGCTTGGAGTCAGTATTGCTTAGTTAACCTGCATTTAAACCAAGAAATATCAGAAGAAGCTCTACATAACTGCGTTAACTTGAAGCAAATTGTTTTTCATTATTCAGAAAAGCACCAAGACCAAGATCTAAACAAATTTTTTAAAATTTTAAAAAATAAAAAAATCAATCTAATTATTATTTGTGCAGAGCATACGAAAAACATTTCTGAAATTAGATTAAAGTATTTCGACTACGCAGTTACAGAAATTAAATTTCCTAAAAATGAAGTTAAAGCTTCAAAATACCTTTCTAAAAAAAGCTTTATCACAGACGGTAAATCTTTTACTTCTGAATCTTCTGCAAAAAGACTTGACAATTCTAATAACTTCGTTTACGATGAAGTTTCATCAAAAGAATTAGAAAGTTTATATTTATATGAGTAGTCCAGAAAAATACAAAAGAAACGAACACGGCTTATTAGAGTCTATAGAATATGTTTTTAACGAAGATGGTTCCGTCAATTGGCGAGCCATGATTCATTCAGATCATTTATATCCAAACAAAGATTGGTTTGAGTACAGGAAAATGCCTGTACCAGATTCTGTCGAAGGCTTGAATGACAATCAATTGCTTATTAAAATAAGCGGTATCAAAGAACTTGCAAGACTTCGCGGTTTCCACAATGTTACATATGATGTAACGGAATCTTCCGATAGCCGTGTAGTTGTTCAGTGCATGGTTAATTGGATTGAAAATTATGAAAGCAACGGCACACAAACCTTTGCTTCAATTGCTAACGCTACAACAAATAATACAAATGGTTTTGCAGCTAAATTTTTAGAATGCATAGCTGAGAATCGTGCCTTTGTTCGTTGTGTTCGCAACTTCCTAAATATTCACATAGTCGGTGCTGATGAGATAGATAGCTCAAAAAACAAAGCGCCTATTGACGTAAGCACCCCTAAATCAACTGATATTAGTCCCCAAGGCATCTTAGCTAAGAATCTTATGGACAAGTTAGGGGTAAGCGATTTTGAAGGCTTTAAGGACTGGCTAAGAGTTCTGTATAAAGACGGGACATATAGCGGAGATGCAGAACAAGTTAAAACTTGGAACGCTTTTAAAGATATACCAGCCAAAGAGTGCCGTAAACTTCTTAAGTTATTGTAGTTTTATAAAAACTGGTATCTACAACATCTTCGTTTTGGATTAAATCGAATCTAAGATCAAAGCCAGTATTCATTTGCCCATAGGTCAATCTATTTTGAACCTCAGTAAATGTGTATTGGTTTTGTTTGTGATTCTCTGCAACCATATTATAGTTGTCTCCAGTCTTAGCGTATACATTGACGCTGAAACTTAATGTAGATAAGTCTAAATTTCTAGCGTATTCGTCTACGGAATTTATGAAATAAGAGCAATCATTACTTAAAGACTGCCCACTTCCATAACCTGTTCCATCGACTCTCACTTGTCCAAAAATAACATCTCCGTCTATTTTTCTAATTAGAGGTTTTATGTATCTTTGAGTTGGCGGTGAGATTGAAAAAGTTTTTGGATTACCCATAACAGATTCTGGATTTTTTAAAGCAGCTATATTGATTGAGTAATTGCCGTCCATCAATCCATTAATTCTGAAAGGTGTTCCCGCACCGTCTGAAGCTTCAGTTGTATCTTTTTGAACTTCTTTTTGAAAATAAGGTGATGATCTATTTGTTTTTAAAACTGTTACCCTATACGAAGTTTCAATTCCATCTCCAACTGAATTTATATCACCAGTTATGCTGTAAGTTAAATTGTTGTTTTGGAATATTTCAAAATTAAACACTGGTGCAGTCGGTCTATTTATTTCGTGTTTAGGTATACCTATATTATATGTGTTTTCTTCTAGATCAAAATCTTCATCTTCTATCATGTTGAATTTCCTTCTCTCGTACTGAAGGGCGTCTATGTTAAATAGGTTATCTTCTTCTGCGCTTATTTTTACTATTTTAAATTCTCCAGTTACTTGATTATTTAATTCTACATTAAAGTACGAACCTACTTGAACTCCAGTAATGTCTTTAAAATTAGAATCGCCACTGTTTAAAAAAACTTTTATTCCATTGTTTTCTTTTAATACCCCAGTCAAATAAAACTTAGAAATTTGTTCTGCATCTGAGTTTTCTATTTCTGATATTGGCAGTCTACCAGTGTACTTATCTTGATCAATTCCAAATACTTGCACTCTATCATAATTAACTACATCGTAAAGAGTATGCAATTCTGTTTGTTTTTTGTTGTTGTAGGCGTATAAACCCCCGTTTTGTTCCCCTGTTAATATAGAGCCAGTATTAATTTGGTCTTCTATAATAAAATATGGAGGTGTGCTATTAGGTTTACCTGTTTCTATTTCTAAAATTCTTCCGTAATTAATTTCAAAGTTTTTCACTTCGTCATCAATTCTAATGATATCTCCTGGTTCTAGAAATAAAGCCTCTCTACCAGCTTTAAAATTAACTAATTCTGTCTCTAGTTTATTAGATAACATTATGTATTTACCTAAACGTCTAGCTTGTGATTTAGATGTGCATCCAATACCATTAGCTTTATTTGTGACTATACCGTACTGCCTTATTCTTTCTTCGTCTTCTATGTATTCGTACTTAGTAACAAATTGATCTTTAGCATCTGAGTATGGGACTTCGACTCTTGTAAATCTAGCAGATGAAGTTATATCTCCATAATTAAAAACTCCATCGAAAACATTTCCATTATTAAAAATTGCAGCTAACTCTTTAGGCTTATCAGCGTTAAAGGTTAAAGATGCTCCATCCCAAAAAGATATAGCTCTAAATATAGACGCTATGTTTCCTAAAATCTCAAAAGCGTTTGCGCTAGCAGTTAGCCTTATATTTGCGGAAAACCTAGGCTCTAAACCTAAACTTGAATCCAGTACACCATCATACAAACCATCACTATCGACTGCATCACAAAATCTACCTATTTCATAAAGCTTGAATATATTAACATCTTCTCTGTCATCTAAGTTATTACCCACTCCATAAACTGGATTTATCATTAGATCGTATAAGATCCAAGCGGGGTTATCTGTCCAACCTAATTTAAAGGTGCCGTCCCAATCTCCATTGTAAAGAACTTCTTTATTTTTGCCAAATTCAAAACTAGAATCAGTTTCTACAGTTCCTAAACCATAAGTATTACTAGCAATAATTAACCCAGCATGAGCCCCACCAATTTTATCTTTTAGCGCTGTGCCCAATCTAATTGTTTGTATTACTGTTCCATCATACCAATTTATTAATTGATTGTTTCTATAAATTTTTAAATCAACAATTTTTGAGTTAGCTGTTATTCTAGAATTGAAGCCGTTTGTATATGCCCCAATTTGAAAATTGTTTTGATTTCCAGGATCCATGTCATAACTTGTTGTCCAGCCAGTGTCTGTGTTTGAACCTATTATTTCTCCCGTTTCAAAATTCCTAACAACAATTAACATATTGTTACCGCCTGTTCTTTTAACTCTTATATCATATATTATTGAGTTTAAGTTTGATTCACCTATTTTTACTTTTACATCACCCCCAGTTGGGCTAAAGATAATAATCATAGCATCAGTTGTATTTTCACCCCTTTGTATTAACGCTAATCTATTTGCATTGGTTGTACTTGAAGGGTCAAATGTATCATAAACATATTGGCTTCCATCGTCATCGCCACTACCAAAAAAAATTGTTCCAAATTTTACCTTAACTCTAACTTCGAAATTGTCATCACCCAAATATATCCTTTTTGAAGCGCGTGCTACATCGCCTAATGTCCATTTATATATATCTCTTTTACCGTAAAGATTAGAATTATCAACAAACCTTTTATCACTTCCATCTGTATTTAATGGCTGATAGTTTGACGGTATTAAAACTTTCTTAAGTCTCACATCAAATTCCCTAGATGGTTGGCTACTAAAAGTTCTTGCATCAAATGTTGATCCAGCGATTGCACTAAATGGATAAATGAAATTCTGTTTAGTGGTTTCCGTAAAATAGCTTATAGATACATCCCTTCTTATTAGAGTAGAATCTGTTTCGTGACTTAATTTATTTATTTCTACATATCTATTTACATCTCTCCAAGAATTGCCAGGAAATAAATATTCTCCAGTTGCAAGATTAAATTCTGTAACCAAATCATCAGTTAATCCTGGTACACTTACTTGATCTATCTTTAAATTTTTTAATTCCGTATTCTTGGGCAAATCTTCTAATTCATCTATTGTCGACATATAAGAAGACTGTATTAAAGAAGTGTATTGTTTATTCAGTCTTTCTCTGAATTGGCTCAATGCTATATTTTTAATATCATTTCCACCAGAAAGAAGCGCTCCTACAGAACTACCTATTGTGTCATTTCCAATTTCACCAGACTCACTAATATCTCCTTCAAATCCATATTGTATATGTAGATCTAAAGTCGCAGGTCTTTGAATGCCTGCATCGTCTCCAGCATCAAGAGTGTCAAATAAAGAATCTATTGATATTGATGGATAACACTGATCAACTTCCATTCTTCTTATAATATGCCTGTAACCATAACTGTCATGCTGTAATGGTTGGCTAGCCATCCAAGCTGAAAAGTCTCCAGCATTTCTGTTATCTGCATATCCCCCCTCTGATCCAGTCGCCCCTGGATCTGTTGCGTTATCATCATTTATTCCAGTAGCCTTACCACCATACTTTAATGGCCCTAGTAAAATCTGTCTAGCTTGAAAATCTTGACTACCTTGTTGATATCCATCTGTAACTGGTTGTTGCTCTTCTCCATTTCTAAAATCAAAACTAACATTTGAGTAATTGTATTTTGAATTTAAATCACTTACAAAACCAATCTTTAACTCGGCACCATCTGTTAATCCCTTAACTGGCGATATTTGATTTGTACTAGCTGATTCTAAGGATATGCCATCATTATCAAAAACGAAAACGTCATGTTCCCCTGTTGTGCCACTTGCTATTGCACTACCTCCACCATTCGTAGGTAAAATTAAATCATCATCATCCTTTTTAACAAAAAATATACCTGTATTAAAACTTAATTTATTTTCTGTTGTGTCAGAAGCGCCACTCACTGGGTGTATAGTATCTACATCTCCAATATGAAAAAAGAATGCACCGCCACCTACAAAATCCGTAACCTTAGTTAAATTATTAATTTGTCCAGTTTTTCTTAATTCACGAGTTTGACTCTGATTAAAAACTGGGGCTATAAAATTAAAATCCTCTGGTACATTTATTGTGTCTCTGTCATTTATTTGTATTTGACGTTTTATTGGTGTGCCAGGTATAGAGTTTCCACTTCCTTGAAACAATAAATTTTGAAAATCAAAAACTGTCGTTAAATAAGGATTAACGACATCATCTCCCCGATTAGTTGATATTCTTCCAGAAATTGCATTGTGATCAACTGGGAGACCTGCATACTGAGAGTCGTTAAATATGCCATTGATGTCATATTCTGCTATACCAAATCTAGCTAAACCAGAATTTTGAGATATGTAATCAACCAATTGTGGTTTGTATGCATCTATATCTTCTTTTTTTTTGGTTGCTAGATAAGCATTAGGAGCGGTTGAACTTGCTATTGCACTAGTAAGTCTAGACTTAATATTATCCAATATTCTGCTAATAGACCCAGTAGTCAACCTATCGACATCTTTAATCTTAGAGAATGGTAGTTTTTGACTATTTGCATTTAAATTTTCTGGGGCTTTAACTGGAGTCTTGTTTAAATAAAGGGACTCAAACTCGCTTAAGCCTTTAGCGTATTTGCCATTTGGAGTCACTAAACCCTCAATTGGCCCCTCTCCAAGTAAATCTAGAACAGATAGTGCGGAAGAGGATTGTAAAGCATTTGTTTGTTCTGGTGGCTTAAGCTCCGCTTGACCAATAATATTTGGTTGCGCCCTTAATTTTTTTTCTAGATATTCCTTGAAGTCCTTCATGCCTAAAATATATTACACTACAAATACGATAGCTTCATCTATTGATTCGTCTTGTTGCTTTAAAATAACTTTAAAATTAAATTTTTTTAAATTTATTAATTTTTTATTAATAATTGCGCCCATCTCTTTTACTGTTTGAAATGCTTCTTTTTCAGTCTCTAGATTTTCATTTAACAAATCTATCTGGATCCATAAGTTTGGATACTTTATCCTTTCGTTTTTAAATCTAGTTTCGTTAAATATAGAAAATCCGATGAACATTTTATCCTGCATTTTTATTTCAATTTTTTTTGCAGAAATAGAATAACCAGACGGATTACTTTCATTATTTATTTTTGATATAAATACTTTTTCCTTTTGAGGGGGTAAAATTTTTATTTCTTGATGCAACATTATTCTATTGATTTAACAAAAACGTTATGAGTTCCATATATATATAAATTTTTGAACGATACCGTGGTCACTATAAAACCTCCTGCTGTAGTCGTGCCTTTTAATACTCTTTTTTCTTTTCTTATTCCATTGGGTAACACAACAGTGATTAAATATTTTTCTTCAGTTCCTAAAGTGTCACCATTGATAGTAAAATTCAAATCAAAATTTCCTACATTATTTTGCGTTTTTGTATGGGAAAAACTAATAGGCTCTGTTATTTGTTTTATTTCATTTTCTAAAACACCAATGTTATAAGGGGTTTCTTGAGATAAATTAAAATCCTCATCACCACGTTCGATAAAATTAAATTTTCCGCTATTGTATTGTGTAGCTTCTATAGAATATAAATTATCTTGTTCTGGCGTTATCTTTAATACTCTATAAGTTTCTTGGGATCTGCTCTTTAAGTTTATATTGATATAAGAATCAGTTTTCAACAAACTCATTGTTTGGCCAGATGTGTTTGTTAGATTTAATTTGATTGCATTGTTGCCACTTAATTCTGTAGAAGCTATTTGTATTTTACTTATTTGTGGTGCATCAAAAGCATTTAATCTTTGGTTGTTTACTAGCCCGCCTTTTGCAATTTCATTATATAAATCTGCCTGTCCAGTTTGACCACTAGGTGCGTAAACAAAAGAGTTATTGTCTATGCTGTTTATGTTTATTGTATTTTCTATAGCTATAGAATCTACACTACCACGACCTATTGAGGTTGTAGATGTGCTTTTAGATGCACCAACTGTTATTATATCATCAACATTAACTGTTAACGTATCTCCAAGCAAATCATTTATATTACTTTGTGATTGATAGTCTATTTCTCCAAATACTTCAAAGCTACTAAAATCAGCAGAGTTAGAAGCTAATATTCTTAATTTTGGACATTGGTGGAAAGAAGCAGCAGCTGATACTTGAATTTGTGATATATTTTTAGCCGATCCAAAATCAACATCTAAATAATTTAAAGAGGCGTCAGATAAGCTTATAGTCCACCACATATTAGCGCCTCCAAGTCCATTAAAAGCTTTATGTGGGGGATATGAACTATTACTATATCCCGCGCTTACAGTTATTCCACCATTTGTAAATGGGCCAGTGACATCATTACCTCCGTCATCTGGAGATGGACCACTACCAAAGTCTGAAGTTGGAAAAGTGGTAGAACTATCATCAATTAAATGTATTTCTGAAAAAGCTTGTCTCGTAGCCGTTGCACTATTATCACTATTCGTGCCCAAGAATCTGTAATACCTATGATTAC